TGACGTCCGTTTCATATTCCGTATCTGTGATAATCTCTGGAATATGTGCTGGTGCGATTCCCAATGAAGTTGCACTTGGTGGGATATAATTCTCTTTAATGTTAATATAATGTCTAACAGTTATTGTGTCACTAGATGACCTGTCTGTTGTAAAGATTATCTCTGTTGCACCAGATGATAATGTATAGTCTACGTTAAGTCGTTGAACAACATCATTTAGAATTATAACAACATCTTTGTCATATAGTATAGAATCTCTAAATGTAGGCATTACCTGCTCAGTCGCACCATCGATAACATTTACATCAAGTTGCTGATAATGAGAATGATTCTCACCAAAGTTTATCATTGTGCTGTCTCTAAAAATGCTTACACTTGAGTGTTTTCCTAAAGATATGGTGTCGATTGCATCTTCTAAAACTTGCAAGTCTGTTTTAGTATCACTGGCACTGTTTGACAATTTGTCTATAATTGTCGTTAATAGTTTATTCTTGTATCCGTTGTAAGAGTTTGATAAAAATTCTGTTGCTTTTATTGGATTATAATCTTCTCTTGTTAACGCAAAGTATGCCTCTTTAATATCTATAGAGTTAATAACTAAAATACTTCCCTTGTCGGCATGTCTTAGTTTCTCAATTGTATCACCGATATTTCTGTAGTTATTTGAAGCGTTAGCATCTCCAGTTAATCCGCTCGTGGTCTCAATTATACGAGACATATGCTCATGCATTGTAGAGTAAACCAACTCTACATTAACATACGAATTATTATCAATATTGTATTCTAATGAAGGATTGATTTTTTGAAACACTGTATCGCCGTCATAAACAACAGCAGTAGAAGTACAATAATCAACATATATATTTCCAGCAACCTCACTTGTTAGTGTGATTTTCTTTGACACTGTGTCAAATGTGTAGTTTCCTATTTGCTTTTTGCCATCTACATATAAATCAATTGAATTGAAATTTTTAGGAGACTGAAGAAGTTCAATCTCTGAAACTGTAATTTTGTCGCCAACTTCTTGTCTTAGGTTTCTATAATCAAAAGTAGTAGAGACCATCAATTGTTTATAAGTAGTAATACTTGGATTTTCCCACTTATAGGTTGATGTTTCTAATAAGTCAATGTTGAATACCATCTCACTGTAATAATCACCCGCTTTTAACTTAGGTTTGAATCCTAGTTCAGTGTCTGTTACATAATTGTCACCAACTACATAGTGAAATATTTTTATGTCAGAAAGTTGAGTTGTTCCTGTATCATCATATGATTTAAATGTTGGCAGTTCCCACGTTACATCACTTAAAGATTTATCAGCACTTGAAGTGCTAAGTTCTATGTGTTGGTCAAATTCTATGATTGGACGAGATGCCTGTACTATCAACTCGAAGTTTGAATCATCAATATATGCCTTGATATCATCATAATGGAACCAACTGTTATTTTTTGACCACCAGTTATCTGTGCCGTGTGGCATATCTGTACTATTGTTGATTGTAACGTAATGTTTGTTGTCTGAGCCAGCAAAGATTTCAGCACGAAATGATGATGGAACCCAGTAGTACATACTAAAGTTAACAAATTTATCTAAATCTATTGGCAACGCAACAGTTCTTAATGTGTTATTGCTATTAAATAATCTTCTGTGGTCGTTTGTGAGCGACCCTTTATTATATAGAGCGTTAATTAAATCATCATAAAATACATTATCAGTTGCATTTCTGTTTGAGAACGTTGGTTCTAACCCGTAATTATCTCTTGCATATGATTGTGGCGGAAAAGAAAGATATATATCACTACTTTTAAATATTCCTTTTTCTTTTCTACCAACAAACGCTTTTGTTTTCTCCATTTCACCAACAGAAAACGCACGGTCAAGAGTTGACTCAAATATTGTTTCTAACTCGCGGTTCTTTAAGTGTCCTGGTAAAAAGTCATAAATCTTCTTTGCCATCTTTATTCGCCTTGTAATTCAGATTGTGATAATTGTGTAATTATTTTTACATCATTTGATGTTGTGACTGCCATGAACACTTCGTTTAAGGCACAAGAGATACTCAATAGGTTTGTAAATTCATTTGAAGAATATTTAGGTGTAATCACTACACTCGAAATATAATCTCCTAGTTCCTTATGTAAGTAAGCCGCTAGTTCCGAGAAGTAGAACGTGTCTCCAAAATCCCAGTTATCAATTTTAAAATATTCATTCACTTTTGTAGATACTGCGGTTTTTATTTCACTATCAGTATATCCGACGCCCAACTTCTTAATCACCTTGAATACTGCTTGGTTCTCTGACATAGCATATGAACCAAATAAGTACTTAAATTCTACTGGGATATAAGCAACATGGTCTGCAATGGCTGCCTTAGGCTCAATTGTATTCATCAATTTTTTCAATTCATAATTGTTCGGCGGAACTGGAGTAGAAGTTGTGAAATCGTTTGCTATCCATTTTTCTACATTTCTAACATAATCAGAACTCAACACATACATATCAACAATGTTACTTGTGCTAGGATTGATTCTCTTGTTTATATCAGCATAATGGTCCCATCTAAAACTTGTAAAGTCATCTTCAGCAAATGATATTCCTTCTTTTACTGCATATGCAGTCCCATCATGGACAATAGTTTCTCCGCTACCACTAAAGTTTAAAGAGTCTGACCAAATTCCAGCGATTCGTTTGTACCACTTTGGAGGACTTTCAGTAGTGTTGTACCACAGTCCAGCAGTCAATGGAACTGAATTATCTGGAACTGGTGGAGTAGTAACACCAACTTGTGGTGCGGCAAATGCGTACTTTGATGCTCTATCATAATCTACTGTGCCTACTCTATAACTTTCAGTCACTAGTTTCTTTCCAGAAGTAATAGTGAATACTTCGTATGGATTTCCGCCTGTGCTTCCTGAAAACAATTTAACTTTAGTGTTATCTTTATATCCAGCCGGAGTGTAATAGTCATCGTATACATGTGATGACAATGTTTTGTATGTCGCACCTGTTTCTTTGGCGATAATCGCTAAGTCAAACGATGAAGAAACCCTCACTGAGAAGTCAGCAATATCTGACAAGTTTGCTGGCGCTCCAACAAACACGTCAATTAGGTCGCCAACTGAAACATCGTGTGTCCAGAAAATAATCTTATATGTGTTTCCTGATGTGTTTGTTATTGTTGTGTGTTCCGCATCAATAAAACTTCCAGTTACAGTTCTAAGAAGAACGTTACTCGTTGTGAGTGTGGTAGAACTTACTAATGAAAATTCACCATAAGCATATTGTTTGAATTTAATATCTTGGTCTAGTGTGTTTATGTTTAACTGGTTCTGATTGCCGGGTGTGCCTGGGTCTGTGTCTGCATGTTGAAATGGTAAAGTAAATGTATACTCTGTAGTTCCAGCGTCATATGATGTCACTATTCCTGTGCCACTCTGTTCAATACCATCTCCTTCATCAATAAACGAAAATTTACTACCAGCATTACTAAAATAAGTTGTTGATGGTTTTCCTTTAAAACCGAAGGTATTTAAATCAGCCGTACTGACTGTTGCAAAACTACTATCTGCGTTAGAATGTTCTTCATCGCCAGAGTAGTTGATAGTAATGTTTGTATTTGACAAATTAGTGTCTGTTGAGGCAGTTACTGCCTGGTCTAGGCCTATTTCTGAATCTAAAGATGTTACGGTAGTCAGGTCATCAATTCTTAAAGTAAGAGTATCAATTCCATCACCTGTTAGTTGGTCTGTTGCGTCACCAATAATCTTACCTGAATCTGAAGTGGGAGAATGTATGTTTGCTGCCGCTAATGGATATTCAACTCCATCAGGCGACACAAGAGTATGTGACCACGACTGGTTGTCACCAACTGCGGGATTTGTATTAACGAAATTATATGTTTCTCTTGCACCAGTGTATTGATACACTGCCTTAAATTCTGCACCTGGGCCGGTAGTTGAGTTGGGCCAGTTAACTAAGCCTGTTATTGGTGCTTGCCCTACAGTCACTGATGAAGCAACTTCTGAATTGTCATATTCATTGGTAGTCGTGTCTGATAAGTAGTTTAGAAATATAGTGTCTCTCTGAGATAGATTCGTTTCGTTATCAACTACATTTGTGATGTTGCCATAGAAGAACTTGACTTGGTCTCTACTTTCAAATGCTACATTCTTGCCTGTGAATTCTGCTATATATTCTGATTCGTTGTCTCTAATTCCAGAAGTATAGTTAAAGACTACATGTATCTCTGATGGCGCAGAACCTGTGTGAACTTGCCATTCCCATTGTTGTGGCTTTCCGGCTACTAATGCATACTTCAATGTAAACGTTGTTTCAGAAACGCTATCTACTTTAGCCTTTATTGCGGCGACTTCATCATCTGTGAATTTTGTTCTTACACCTCTTATAATTTTTATAATAGTTCCATCTGCTGGTATCGATTTGTTTATTGTGTAATTTGCAGAATTGTCACTAAGATTTTTTCCCACCGTTACAACTGTTGCGTATGTTGTTGTTTCTCCAACGCTCAGTTGAAATGTGTCGCCTTCAAATACCGTATTACCTATCGTAGAATTTATTACCATCGAATCGCTTGATGATGCCGTAAATGATTTTGCCACTGCGACATTTATACCAACAGCACTGTGATTTTTATAGTAAAATTGATTTAACAGGCCTGGATGTTTGATTGCTTTTGTGAGTTCGTTTCTTATAAAATTATCACTTTTGCCTTGTTCTTTGTTATAACTTAAGGGAACTTTTACTACTTCGTCTTCGACAAATAAACTTCCGTCAGTGCCTGCTACACTTAAATTTGAATGATGACCTAACACGTCATCCATTTCAAAGTAACGAGAGTTTCCTGCGAATGATGTATTAACTGATTTTAATTTTCTGACAACATTAGTACCAAGTGTTAATGGGTAAACATTATAATCTTGTGCGTTTACCATTCTATCTTGTGAGTAATAACTTCTTGGTGCAATTCTACGTACACTTGCGTATGTTTCACCAGAGTAGTTTTCAGTAAAGTCTCTAGTACTTGTTAGTGTAAATGTTAATCGATATATTCGGTTATCACTGCCAGTATATGGAACTGTGATTGCTACATTATTAATATCATCTGCTTCTACAGAAAAGTTATCATTGTCTACTGTTCTGAACCATGTTCTGTATCCACCAGATGCGGCATTACCGAATACTCCATCTGGATAAGTTAATTCTATTGAATTGTTGTCAGTTGAACTAACACTTACTATATCACCAGAACCTGTTCGTAACGCATTAAATATTGCAGTTTCACGACTCTGGTTGTCTACTTTAGAAACACTTGAAAGATATGATTTATTTGAATCAACTTTCGTAACCCAAACATCACTGTTTGATATATTTACTTCAGATATCTTTTGTCTTCTATTTGAGATTACTGATGTATAATTCTTGTCTTCGTACCCCAATTGTCCAGCGACCGCATAAACAAAGAAACCTGTTCTATCACTAGAAGAACCCAAACCATCGTTTCTATTTACAAGTGTAAAGTTTTTAGAAAGATTTGGTTCATCTTCGTAAATTGTATCTGATGTCTGGTCTAAAACAACACGCACAGCCTCAAAGTTTCTAGTGGTACCTGCAATTGGTGTGTTAAATGAATAATTTATGTTTTTTGCACTTGAAGCCTCATTTATTTCATACAAAGAATAATCTATTTCATCGACTGATAACGTAGATGCTGGATTTTGAATTTTTGTATTTCCAGCGAATGAAGAGTTTAAAATACTAATAAAGTTCTCATACCAGTCAGCATTGTTGCTGTCGTTCCAATTTATAGTTTTGCCTGCTAGAGATACTCCCTCGTTGTCTAAGACATCCTCGTTTGTTGAAACGCTTGAGATTTTCATAAATCCTTTTGCGTTAATTGGTCTAGTTTTATTATAACCCAGAGATTTAGCCATTTGAAGAATGCTGGCTCTACGTTCAGCAGTGTCCATAAAGTTTTCACGGGTATTCATATCTAGTCTGAATGATAGACTGTGTCCCATGTATGCAACTAAATCTAAGATTGCGATAAATTCAGAACTTGCTACGAAGTCATTAAATTTTTCAGGATAAGTTTGTGCTGTGTAATCTAATAAGGCAGTTCGGATAGTGTCGAAGTCATATGCTTTAAGACTGATATTTGAAAATGCAGTATATACTGCTGTCCAACTTTCACTTGCGAATAGATTGTCTGTACGTTCTTGGCTCATAATTGTCTCTCTATTATTCTCTATCTAAGTCTATACTTAATTCTACGGTTTCGTTTGATGGTAGAATTTCAATTCTTAACATAGCGTTTATTGTGTGGTCCGAGTCTGTAACTTCACAACTAACATAGTTAACTCTCGGGTCATCATTTATAATATTTGTTAAATCTTCTTTAATTAAATCAGTTGTTTCTTCAGTTAATGGCTCGAATTTCATTTCATGGATAATCGACCCATAATTGGGCAACATCACACGTTCGCCTTTACGGGTCATGATATTATTCATGAGGTCTTCAATCACTAAGTCTTTGTCTTGTAACTCGTGATTTATTGCATTTATATTTTTGGTACTAAACCCTGCGAATGTTGCCATAACTTTTATTTTCTCTGTAGTTTATGTTACATGTATTTATCTCCACATAATATTCGTAGTTTTTATGTTGACTTTTGGGTTTAATAATGTTATTATACATATAAATAATAGCAATAATACCACAAGGATAACATCTAATGCCAAATTTAGTACCAATGGTCGTTGACCAATCAGCAAATGGAGAGCGTAGTTACGATATTTTCTCTCGTTTATTAAAAGAAAGAGTTATATTTTTGACTAGTGAGGTTAATGACTATCAGGCAGACTTGATTTGTGCCCAGTTATTATTCTTAGAAGCAGAGAATTCAGAAAAAGATATTCATTTCTATATCAATTCACCAGGTGGTGCAGTGACATCTGGCATGGCAATTTACGATACAATGCAGTTTATTACATCTCCAGTGTCAACTACTGTAATGGGTCAAGCATGTAGCATGGGTTCATTACTTGCTCAAGCAGGCGCTGAAGGTAAACGATATGTATTACCAAATAGTCGCACAATGATTCATCAGCCAAGTGGCGGAGCAGGTGGACAAGCAACTGATATGGAAATTCAAGTTAAAGAAATTCTTAAGATGAAAGAAAGACTTACTGGAATTTATGTATCACACAATACTGCCGGAAAGACATTTGAAGAGTTGACTGAAGCGATGGAGCGAGACAACTTTATGTCTGCTGAAGAGACTGTTGCGTTTGGACTAGCAGATAAAGTTATAGATAAGCGTTAAACACCAGGAACATAACTGAACATTTGGGCAGTTTTCATCTTTCTTTGTGCCAGTTTATCATTTACTTTGCCATTCTTTTTTATATTACTTTGAATTTCATCTGTTACTGAATACCAGTCTTTTGCATTTATAAGTTTTATGATTGGGCTATTTTCTATCGCACTTACGCCTTCATAAAAAAAGTGATATAGTAACGCATCATAATGTGGTTGTGCAATCTTTACTTTAACGAATTTCTCTAGTACATTTCCAATATTTCTTAGTTGTTTCTCTAAAATAAACCGAGAGGCACCAAGTGTTATCTTGTTTGTTGATATATCTACACGAGTGGAAGCCACAGTAATATATCCATACTCTATTTCAGTATCTGAGATATTATAATTATATCCTATTACATTATTAACAATTGTAGTAGTTGGGGTGTTATCTAGTATAATCGCATCTTTGCTCACTGATGAAAATGTTAAATCTTTCAAGTCACTAAGTTGAACCCGTATATGAGAAAGAATATAATTTGGATTTCCATTTTCGTGGTAATTTGTACCTAAAAATGTGCCAACATCTGTTATAACATTTAATGGCATTTGTATATAATTTAGCAATGAGCCTTGTCTTTTATCGTATATCATGGTTTACTCCATATTCGCTTTACCGTCATCACTTGCTTTTGATATAGCAAATTCACTAGTTGTTAATTTATTAGCATGAGGTCTAATGAATGGCTCGTGTGTTGGCATCTCAGAAACTATTGTACCTTTAAGTTTTGTTGATTCTAAGTTTTCATCGATATCTGATTTGTCAGTTAATATAATAAGTTCTGATTTTGGTGACTCCGGTCCATTTAGATGTAATAATCCCGCTGTGGTTACTCTACAATCTACACCAACATTGATATTCATCATTGCTTCACTTTGTAAAAATTGGGTGCCTTTGCTTCGTAAATGCAATTCTTTGTCTGAGTTAATTTTTGTATTACCCTCGATACTGTGTATGTTGATGTTCTCTCCTGCTTCCAGATTTATATTCTTATCTGCTCTCAAATTAAAGTCTTTCTGCGTTCTCATATTCAACGAGCCTTTCGCATATACCATAACTTCACCATTTGCTCCAATTTCTACCCATCCAGAGCCAGAACTATTGACTATGTAAATAAAGTCGTTTCCACCGTCTAACGTTACTGCCGCACCAGACGATGTTGTTATTTTTATTTGCTCAGGATGAATCGTACCATCATCTGCTACACTGCCATCATCTATAGAAATAGAACATCCACCAGAAGACTTTATTCCTGTTACTTTGGAATGTTGTGTTGTTTCGTATCCACCATCTCTACGAGAACTTGAAGTGGTTGGTCCTCTTAGTTGGTCAGAGAATGTTCCTTGATTACCGAGAATTCTATTAAATGCTGAGTTTGGTAATTCTTCTCCATCTATTTCGGCATCTCCTTCGTTGGCGACATCTTTCAAAACAGAAACGCCTTCATATGCACCTTCACCAATTCCAGAACCGTCAATATGTGGATTTCCTAAAACACCGCCAGCAACTACATCTACTGTATCTGATGCTGTCGCAAACCAATATGAGTCATCTAAGGAATTATTACCTGCAAAGAATACGAGAATTTCAGTACCAGTCTTATCAGGAACAGTAAAAACTGCTCCAGTTTTTGCATGTTTAAATATTCTAGGCCTATTGGGTGTCATACCCAGAGAAGGAATATAAGCGGCTACTCTGCCTTGTCCCATTGGGTCAATCAAAGATTCGCCAGTTGAAATGTCTGTGGTAATAACGATTGCTTTATAAATATTACCCAACTTTGCCAGAATAGGATTTGCATTAATTGACTTCTTATCATTTATATTCTGTGCTAATGTGTTGTCTGCCATAGTTTAATTTCCTTACTTATTATTTGTTTGAATCCAAATAAAATACAGTTCTTTTGCCTTCGGCTTTGTATCCATCTGGGAATATAGTAACAAAACTCGGGTCTGTCATGTCTCCGACTTCTACCGCAGGAAACAAATCTGCTATTTTTACTTTTAGTTTGTCAAAATCTGGATTTCTATAATCTTGGTTCAATGTGTCTGAATATATTTCAAAGTATTTACTAGTGTTAGGAATTGTTATGCTTTCACCAGCGGCATCTATATATGTTAAATCTCCAATATTGTTCCAATTTTTTATAGTAAAATCACCATTTTCGACATCTGTGACATTAATTAATTCGCCATGGTTTTTACTAGTTATCAACTCGTACATTTTTCTAGCCTCGTTGTATTGAGATAGTTTATCACTATTCATCATAGCCCAATCAGTTGTAACACCAGCATTGTTTATCTTATCTCTTAAACTTCCTGGCATAATAATTTCAGTTGTGTCTAGTGGCAATGCTTGTTTAATCAAAAGAGGCTGTTTGGCTACTTCTATTGTTTCGTTTGCTTCTACTACTGTAACAAACTCTTTGACTCCCTCAACTTCTAATGTTCTTACCGCAGTTGTAGTTGTGTCTGACTGATTTAAGAATTTCTGTGCTATTTCATGTTCAACATCCTCTAGTGTTTTTAAATCATCTTTTCTTTGTGAGTTATCAAAATAATAACCATCAAGATTTTTATTAAGTTCATCTGCCTCTGTTACTAAGGTATCTAATTCTGAGCCTAACTCTATATTTCGTATTGCACCCGTCAAGTCTCCTCTAATTCCAGAGTTTGTGTAATTTTCAATAGAATTTATACCATTAACATAGCCCTTAACGTCTTCCCAATCCTTTTCTAGCATACTATCTATTCTTGTTGTAGTTGAGATTTTTTTTAACATAGCATCATTCATTGCCGTTCTGGATTCTTCATCCATTGTTAGATTTTTTTCTATTAGTTCTTTATCTAACGCATCAGAACTTCTTTGATACCATTGTGCCGCTGCCGCCTCATCTATATCAGTATTTTCTAATATTGTATTAATTTCACCTGCTAACATATTAACATCATTTGCTTCGCCTATAGTTAATGTTTTTTCATTAATTTTTTTAAGTTCAAGTCTTCTCGTATCAGGATTAAATACTCTTTCGCTTGTTACTACCTCATCAACTTTTGCTTTAAACCAATGAGTATTTTTCCAGTCATTGTTTGAATTTGGATTATTGATTTGTTCAAGGTATTTCTTTTTTGTCCAGGTATATTCTGGCACACTAGATAGAACTTCTTTAACTTCTTCATTAACTAAAGATGTCGGAGTAGTTAATATATTATTACTAACAATTGCACCTTGAATCTGATTATTGACTGAGCCGTATGTTCCTGCTTTAATTTCATCTAAGATAATATTTGGAGTTCTTTCTCCTGTGTATTTTTCTACCCATGTTTCCACATCTTCTCTGTCATGTCCTGTAATATCTAATGAACCTTGTGCAACCGCAACTTGATATGCTGCCACCTCTGGCCGTGTTAATATAAAGTCTGGATTAGTAAGAGGGTCAGCAAGAACATCATTAAGATATTCTTCAACCTTGAATCTAGCGGTTGCTGTTCCATAATCTTCAGAAGATAGGCCAGGAACAGTAGCAAGTAAATTGTTTATAGACGCTCGTTGTTGGACACATGCATCGCTTCCTGGAGTTGCCTTGCATAGGTCTCCTAGTCTTTCTTGGTTAACAAGAAAATTATTAGCGGCTAGCATACGGGCAGAATTATCCGCTAGTGGATTATCGTGTCGTCCTAAAATTCCATTCGGGTTGTGTGCGTTCGCGGCAAGTGTGTCGTTCAAGTCTGCATCATCGATTTGTGTGTTTACAACTGATGCCAAAGTGTCCTTGTCAACAAGAAATTTATCAACTGAGTTACCAAGTGAATTCCAAGACCTTTTCACTTTATCTACAAATGTTTCTTCTGGTGGAAGTTCTGGAGATTCATACCTGTGTGCCTCATAATCCCATGACTTGTTTGCTTCCATATGGTTATGAAATGCCATATCTACCGCAAGTTGTTGGTCAGCAGAAAGAGGTACCTTTGTTTTTTCGCCGTCACCCAAATTGCCATATACCTCTATTTCTGTTCCACCGTTTCTAATTTTTGAACCGTCATCTGCCCATCCATCTTTGTCTCCAACCTCTTCAACTTCTTCTTCAATTGGAACATTAGGAAAAAACTCGGCTGATGGTTCTTTTACCATTGACAGAGTTTGTGTGAATATGCCATTAGAAAAATCACTTACAATTGATTTCACTGCGTATAAACTTAAAATCATACTTTCGACAATTACGTTATCATAATTATCCGTGCCTCTTGCTTTTCCGGATTCTATTACTACATATGGGAATCCATTTAACTGAGTACTGACCGGTGGGATTATAGTATTAGTTCCGCTATTTCCAAATAAATCTTTTTTCGTTTTGGCTGGCATATATCCTTCTATCCAAAATGGGTCACCCTTAATAGTCATGTCTGCATAAAACATACTCAATAGACCACTTTTTGCTTCGTAATATTTTTCTTGGGCGTTTTCAAATACATCTTTGTCCTTAGCGCCTTGGGATACGAGTTTTGCTTTATCATCTTTGTCTTTAAATATCTTTCGTTGGAATTTAATAGGATTTTGTGCTTGTGCTGTAAGAATTGTTCTGAAGTCATCATTAGACATCGTAGTAATATAGTCATCACCAAGTTCTTCTGCTAATATTATACCTTTTGTGCCTTCCTCTTCTCTAAGTCTTTTAAATAATTTCTCAGTTGCATCTTTATATCCGTCTATTTTGTCTCCTAGTACAAGAGTTGCGGCTGTATCTTGAATCTCTGTGTTTATTCGACCTTCTTCAGAACTTAGAAACTCGCTTGCCTCATCACGGGTTTCGCCTAGTTTTTTTATCTTTGTTCTTGATTCTTTGATTTGCTTATTTAATTTTGCTAAATTGTTTCTAGCCGCCAAAGCATTAAAGTCGCCAATCATCTCATAAGTCTTGTTTGGTCCTCTACCGCCTCCAAATGCCCCAGAATTTTGTGTTCCTGGTTCTGATATTTTGAAATGTGTGATTAGTTCTTCAAACGACATATCGCCAAACTTTGATTCAAAATCTTCTTCAACCTCAAACTTTGTCTTTTTTTCATCGCTAAGTCCACCTATTGCTTCGAGTATTTTATCTTTATAAGTGCCTGAGTTCGTCTTGAGTGCGTTCTTGTATTTCGTCCAGTTCTGTTCTTCAGCAACATAAGCCGCGTTTGCCTCTTTAAATGCCTCTGTTGCCGCATTAATGGCCTGGTTGTGTGCTTCGGTCCTTTTCTTGCCGTCCTCTGTGTCTTGCATGAAGTCAACATTTTTCCAAGAGTCAGTAGGTTCCAAATACACCTTTGTCAATTCTGCTTGTAATGAAATATTGAAATCTAACACTTGGTCATTATTTCCAGTGAACAGATAATCGTATTTTTTATGAACGTGTCCATCTTCAAATATTTCTACTGTATTCGATTTGTTGTTTTTTATCTTTACGAAATGGTCAGTCATATTCTGTTGAATCAGTTTTTTCTGATAATCTATGTGATATATAACCTTATATGATTGGACTCCTTTAATTGGATTAAATCCGTCTGGCTTTAATTCTAAATGAGGAGTAATTTGAAGTACTTTGGTATATCCCGGCGTATCATCAGTCAATTCTTTTCTCAAATCATCAGCGTGTAGACATATCTCCTCTATCTCCTGATATATGCTTTGTCCTGGCATCATTGTCCCAATTGGCTCAGCATTATTTTTACCCACCAAATTCATATTTTTCTGCTTTTCGGTTGATGTAAACAATGTTTTGTCCTTGTCAATTGGACTTGCTCCAAAGGCCTCTTTAAACTGGTCAGAAAGCACAATACTGTACTCGTTTTTTAACTCTTCAGCGAGGTATTGATTTTCATTTTTAATCATTTGGTTAAGAGATGTTTGAAATGCTTCGAGCGTTTCAGATAAATTGCCATCTATAAGATACTCAAAATTAAATTCCACCCTAGATATATGGCTATCCATTACGGCTTCATCCATTGCGGCTTGTCCTGTTAGGACCGTGGTTGTTCCTCTAGCATCAGTAGATGTACTTACATTGTTATAATTTCTGAGTTTGAATGGGAATACTTTTGTTTGTGGCAATTTTTCTTGTACTTTGCCATTTTCTTTATCACCTAGAAGATTTATCTTTATAAAGTATACTGCTTCTGAAATAGATTTAAATCCACACAACGCTATCGCATTTTGAATCGAATCTGCTAAACTTGTGTTTCCAACTTGAGTACACGTAAACTCAAGTTTATCTGCCGTTCCAGCAACCCTACTGTAATTTGAATTTCCAGAACCAACAGACTCTATAGATAAATTTGTTATATTAAATTCTGTAGTGTATCCTGTTTTTGCAATTGTTACATATTTCGTGTCTAAAGACGGCCACTCATCATTAACAATCTGTTTAATCATGGATGTTTCTGCTGCCTGAAATCTTGCTGTTTCGGTTTTGTCAACAACGAACCATTCTAGCGAATATGTATAACTATGATAGTCATCAAGCGGATTGGGTATAAACCCACTCTCATACTCTTTTATTAAACTTCTTAAGTTGCCTGCGTTGCCTATCATTGCTTACACCATGTTACTAATGTTGTCTATATTTGGAATTCTAATTTTAGTTCCTGCAGAAAAATCTCTAATAGGGTCAACTATATTATTAGGATTTCTGGCAGCAAATATCCACCAATACTTTGCAGTACCATACATCTCATAACTGCATAAATCCGGACGCTCATCAAACTCTGCTGGAATTGTGTATTCAATATCATATGGGTCAGGATACAAGTTTCTGAATGTGATTACATCTAATATCGTATTATCAATTATATTTGTTTTACTCCATGGGGAATTTTTCTTATACATAGCCTTGGTCCTTTAATTTTCCTGCGAGATAATCTTTAACACTGAAATTTTCTCTTATACTCTTAGGTGAATATGTAACACTTAGTGATATAACAAACGTATTCATGACTGGAACTCTTACAGTTTTATCTGAGTAGGTGTAACCTGTCTCTACATAATCTATATCTGAGTCTAGGTTCCAAGTAAAGTCACGAATAACACAAGGTACATTTTCATATATTCCGTGTGCGTTAAATCTCAATATCGGTGGTGGCTGACCAGGATTATCATCATTTGCCCATTCCATTTTCATTGTACTTCTAAGCCAAAGCGCCGCATTATTGACATATTCGGCTTCTGCTTCACTTCTTACAAGCATTGGAGCAGTGATGTTGAGGTCCATATTTGCGTGACTTTGAAACGCTCTTTGTTGAAAGTTGCTGTGGTCGAAACTATACTCGTTATAATTTGCAGTTTGAATAACCGAAATCGTAGGAGTAAACGGAAAGTTAAGTCTTGTGTTGCCCACTCCGTATTGGTTTCTTGGACCTTCAAACTCATTAGTCAAGATATTGTTAAATCTACCACTAGGGTCTTCTAAATACACTGGTTGTTTTGTATAATATGGGGTTGCCATAACATTACTCCTAAATCATTATAACAGTATTTATCGTTGTATTATATGCGAACTTTTTAAAATTTACTATTTTTTTCTATATATAGTGTATTAGCACTTGACAACCGTCAAGTTTTTATGTTATAATTGGTATTAAATTAGGAGAAATATACTATGGCAAGACGACAAAACTATTTAAATAACAAAGATATGTTGAAACAAATACATATTTCTAAGTCAAACTATTCTTGGTTCGAAGATAGAGACAAACACCACCAGCATGATATTATTCTGTATTCAACTAAAGAAATTGCTGATTCTGTGGAACAAGCAAGACAAAATAAAGCAAAACGCTTACAAAAATTGGCTTGGGATGCGAATGATGACAAGAAATTAAAGCAAGTAGATTTTGAAGTTGACCCTACTTCTTTCACCGAAGACGAAATTGTCTTTCGTGTGATGACATTCGAACATATTCCAGATGAACCTGGACGTAAAGCAAATCCTAAAACTGTCGCTGACCATAAAGTAAAATTGCCATTTCCTTCATTCAAGCACTATACATTTGTAGATGGAAAACTTAACGAAGTAGGAATATCGCATCATAATAAAGAGAAAGAATTTGATTTAAGTGCTGGTAAAATTACCGCGGTATTGGCAACGATGTATATCAAACTAGTAGAAAGATACTCTCAGAGGTCAAACTGGCGAGGATACACATACATTGACGAAATGCGTGGTCAAGCATTGCTCCAATTAGCACAGATTGGATTACAGTTTAATGAAGATAAGAGTGATAATCCATTTGCTTACTACACAACAGTAGTGAACAATTCATTCACTCGTGTACTCAACATAGAAAAGAAAAATCAAGGCATACGTGATGACTTGCTCGAAAAAGCAGGACAGGCGCCAAGTTGGACAAGACAATTGGCACACGAAATGAAATCTCAGGAGCGTTGGCAGAAAGTCGTCAAAACAAAAATTACAGACGATGCTATTCCAACAGAAACCATTAAAGAGATTTATGCCGACAATGACTAATAATCTATTCAAAAAAGCCGCATGTTTTACAGATATCCATTGGGGTATGAAGAACAATGCGAAACAACACAACGAAGATTGTTTAGATTTCGTTGATTGGTTTATCGAGGACGCCAAGAAAAGAGATTGCGAAACTTGTATATTCTTAGGAGACTGGCATCACAACAGGTCAAGTCTAAACATATCAACAATGAAATACAGTCTTGCTGGTCTACGTAGACTAAGCAAAGCATTCGAAAAAGTTTATGTTATTTTAGGTAACCACGATTTGTTTTACCGCGAAACACGTGATGTAAACTCAATGGAATTTATTGATGATTTACCTAATGTAGTGCTAGTAAGAGATACACTCATTGAAGGTGATGTCGGTATTGTACCATGGTTAGTCGGTGATGAATGGAAGAAGGTTCCTAAGATAAAGACAAAATACATCTTTAGTCATTTAGAGTTACCTACATTTAAACTCAATGCAATGATTGAAATGCCCGACCATGGTGGTCTTAAAGGCAGTATGTTTAAGAACCAAGATTATGTGTTCACTGGACACTTTCATCAACGTCAAGTAAAAGGCAATGTAATTTATATCGGTAATGCGTTCCCTCATAACTTCTCAGACAACTGGGATGATGACCGAGGTTGGATGTTCTTAGAGTGGGATAAAGAACCAGAGTTCTTTACTTGGAAAGATGCACCAAAATACAGAACGATTGCGTTATCAAAACTATTAGATAATCCAGACAAGTTTTTAGTACCAAAAACAACAGTAAAGATAACACTAGATATAGATATTTCTTACGAAGAAGCAAATTTTATTAAGGATACATTTGTAGAAACATATAAGTTACGAGATGTAACATTAGTGCCAGTCAAAAGTGATGAACACGAAAATGATACTGGTGCTGAAATACATTTCGAAACAATAGATGAAATTGTGGTATCACAGTTAGCATCACTAGACGATAACGGCAGTTTCGATAAAAATATACTTATTGAAATATACAATAACTTATGAGAAAGATACTAATTACAGGAAGTCGTAACTACGGCTTGTGTGAGGCTGTTTGTAATCTGTTTGATACTATGACTAATATCGAATATGAAACAGCCAGCAGAAGTAATGGCTACCACCTAGACACAAGTGAAGGTCAGAAAAAATTGGCAGAGAAATACATCGAAGGCAACTTTGATATTTTCATAAACAATTCTGCAATATGGAAGTTTCAACAAGTTATGGTAGTTGAGGCTGTATATAATGCTATGGAAGAAGCGAATAGAAAAGGACATATAATAAGTATAGGTTCAACTGCTGATACTGGAGTAAAAGGAAGAACTTGGAGATATCCAACAGAAAAGAAAGCACTCAAGGCTTACAACAGAGACTTAACTTATAAAGCAATGGGTGGCAGTAATATTAAAACAACACTAATTTCACCAGGAAGTTTAACAACAACAAGTGTAATGAAAAAACATCCTGATAGAAAACTGATTGATGTCGAATATATAGCAGAGTTAGTCGTATGGGCAATCAATCAACCAGAGTACATCAATGTCAACGAATTGTCGATTGACCCTATACAATTAGGAACTTACGCAAGAGAGGTATAAGTTTGTTAGTAATTAAGAATATAACAATAAGAAATTTTATGAGTGTGGGTAACGTAACCCAGGCAGTGACATTAAACCAAGACGAACTAACTTTAGTTTTGGGTAATAATATCGATTTAGGTGGTGATGGTTCTCGTAACGGAACTGGTAAGACCACTTTAATCAATGCGTTATCATATGGACTATATGGTAAAGCACTTACAAACATTAAACAGAACAATCTAATCAACAAGACTAACGGCAAAGGCATGATGGTCACCGTTGATTTCGCATACAACGGAAATGATTACCGCATTGAACGTGGTCGTTCACCGAATGTATTTCATTTCTTAAGAGATGGCATGGAACTTGGCGACAACGATGTAGAGAACGCTGGT